TGTGGCAAGGGGTGAAAGGCCAATCAAGGCTGGAAATAGCTGGTTCTCCGCGATCAATATGCATACTTTATCGACATTGAGTCGAAATTGGAAATCACCTTATACCGTGATCAAGAATTCGGCGCGGATGCCGTACCTCGACACGAATATTTGGAAAAGCTTTGTACTATCTTATTTTGGTGACGAATTCGGCGCAGATGCCGTACCGTATATCCAAACATTTGATACCAATTCAGATGACTTTTTGAAACTTAATTAGATTATTTCTACTGGAGAGAGCTACTCCTATAACAAACTCCCATTTTTTGGAAGATAACTCGGGAACAGTTATTGTGTTTAAGTTCCCGCTGAGATTTATGCGTTATAAAGATGAATTTACTCAGTTTAATCAATTAAATTTGTACTTGGTGCCATGTCAAGGCGAAGTACCTCAATCCGGAGCGATCTGGAATTGTGAAATCAAGTTGATTCGCTCCCACCTGATCTGGAGGAGCTGCTTGGTTAATATTTGTTGTAGTGTTTAAATACTGCATGTTAGGGCTGAAAAGCACCTGTCAAGGAATAAAAATATATAATTCTTAAAAACCCCTTGATAGAATATTGAAGGAATATTGCCCAGATCCTTACGCCAACCTTATTCGATGTTTTACATATAATGGGTTACCCCGGTTTGTTTTAAAGTATAATATCTGCCAACCTCTCCGCTTTATTGCGACGTTGCCAGTGAAAACATTAGGACACCCTTCTACCTCTCCGCTCCGACAAAGGACGACGTTTAAAGAAGGCAAACTGATTTTGCTAATAAACAACATGTGTGAAATTATTGTATAAGTACTACTCATGTAGAAGTCAAGAGTTAGGAATCCAACCGATAAATACGGATAGTCTAGAACGACGATAAATTTCCCCCCAAAGAAACAGATACATCCAAAATGAATAACGTTTTTTTCAATAATACTGTTAGTGATATGGAACGTGAATGTTTCAATTCCGTGAGTACACATGGTGCTCACGTAGAGGAGGTGCAAGACCAGCCCTCCTATATGTCTCTTCCCCGTTTGGGTAAGGGACATGGACCATCCCGGCGCAAAGGCTTTGTCCCATATGTGTCTGGATGGTTCGAACCTCCGGGTGTGTCATTAGAACCCTCGGAGCCCCACCCTATCTTTGTTCAGGCTGAGTCGACAGCTTATAAAGTTGAGATGACTCCTGAACAAGATTATGTTGTTAAATTAGTTGAGAACGTGTTGACTTTTGTGCGCCTTCTCAGCAAAGCCAAGGACAAGGAAGATTATATGCTTGCTGTGGCAGTTTTTGCTCAGTGCCGTTCTTCTTCTTCTCTAACCAAGCACATCACAGATCGCTGGGATCAAGTGATGGGTCTACAAGTTCAAGCTGGCGGACCAATGGAAACGTTTGCTAAGTTGCGAGAAATTTTGGACAAATATGAGATGGTTAAGAAATTACCTTTCTTTACTAAGTTGTACAAGTTCATCATGTATTGTGTTGGCTTATCATTATTTGAGAAGATGGGTATCTCTTTCAACACTAAGCTCTTCCTTCAAGTTGAGGAAGCAGCTATTAAGAAGGAGTATCACATGGGACCAGACTTTATCCATTGTTTGTTAGATACGATTTTGTTTCTTACACAAACAGGGTACCAATGTATGACTACTGGGTCTTTAGATCCAATCTTGCATTGTGAGTCAGCCTATGAGAAATGGATTCAAGAAGGCGAGAAGTTGAGAATTGAATCCAAATATCTGTCTAACCCCGAGCCCCATGGCTTTACTGTATTCGACTTTTTAAGTCGATTGGATGAAAACATTGAACAGGGGAAATGCATTGTCAAGTTCATTTCAAAGACCGACATTTGCGCATCAATTGTGCGTCGAGTCTTGAATGATTTGCAGATGATTAAGGCAGACTGTATGACCAAGCGCCTTGCACAGCAGGAGCGAAAAGCTCCGTTTGCTGTTCTGGTGCATGGAGGTTCGAGTGTGGCCAAGAGTCAATTCACAAATTGTTATTCTATCATTATGGCAAAGTTTTTAAGCTACCAATTGATGATGAATACAAATATACGAGAAATGCTTTTGACCAATATTGGACCAATTTTAATACAAGTCAGTGGTGTCTGCAATTAGATGATATTGCGTATTTGCACCCTAATAAGGCTGCAGAGTGTGATCCTTCTCTCGTCGAAATGCTTCAGGTTGTTAATAACGTTCCGTACGTTCCGACCCAAGCAGATTTGGCAGACAAAGGAAAGACTCCAGTCAGATCTCGCTTTGTCATTGCCACGTCCAATACGGAAAATTTGAACGCTGAGACGTACTTTGCCTGCCCTTTGGCAGTGCAACGCCGACTTCCCTTCGTAATTTCCATTGAGCCAAAGCCAGAATATATGCGAGAAGAAGGAGCAATGATTGATCCTGCCAAGATCCCCCCCAGTGTACCTGGTGAGTATCCAGATTTATGGATTATCACTGTTAAAAAGGTCGTACCTGCTGGGGAGAGATTGAGCGCTAGAAAGAGCCTTCACATGGGTCAGACTGCCGATCTTGTTGTGCTGGAAAAATATGATAATATTCATGATTTCCTTAAGTGGTTTAGTGCCACTGCCCGTCAAGCAGATGGAACACAAGCACAAGCCATGAAGTGCGATCTTGATATGAAGTCCGTAGAGTTGTGTCAACACGATATCCCTCGGGGAAAGTGTGACACGTGTGCTCTTGTAGATATTCAGGCACAGGCTGGTGAGATTGTCGTCTATCGCACACCCTGGGTTCAGAGATTTTATGCTGCGAACCAGGAGCGACTTGTAGATGAGGAAGCCTCCCAGGCTGGGTACAAGTACACAATGAAGAGCATTTTGTATTACATTGCTCTAGGTCCTGTGTGGACCCGAGTGATTGTTTGGTACTACATGTTCCTAATGTGGGGAATGCACAAGTGGGCTTGGTTCCATTGGATCGTTATATATTTGTACGGTTCGTGGTACTGGCTTTTCTTGTCTTTCTTTATTATTCATCATCCGATTACGCGTGAGTTTACTTTCTACGTTCTAGGATACAAGGCTTATCGCAAGATGCGTTCGCCGCAGGCTTTGAAGATTTGTGCAGCTCTGGTAACTGCTGTTACTCTGTTGAAAACCACTAAGTGGTTGATTCGGATGTGGTCTCCAGAACCGGATGATTGGCAGCCTCATGAGTTTACTTGTGATGGATGTACCATATGCAAGCAATGGACAAGAGAGGAGCGTGAGGATCAGCGGCACTTATTTGAGTGTAAGAAAGCTGATTGCCCTCGATGTCCAATGTTGCGCAAGGTGTTAAATCGAAAGCCTATTGGTTTCATGTGTTACAATGCAAGTTGCGGAGAATGTGTGGTGTGCTTAGCCCGAGACGAAGTGTATCGGTCAGGCCGCCCCATTCCATCTTCGTGGACAAACATTATCACTCAGATAACTGCAGAGCGACACGATAGAATCTGTGATGGAACATGCCGTCATTGTGCAATGAGCAAAGCAGCAGGAGTGCTCCAAGGAGCTACAGCTGAGCGAGGCTCGAGTCCGGAACCTAAAGGCGACAAGCAAGAAAACGTTTGGTACAAAGACAATTTTGAGTGCACTTCTTTTGACGTGTCTCCATCATCATTGTCTAAAGTCAATTGGACTATTGATCAATTTGCTGAACACATTGCGCCCAACTGTGCGGCGTATTATGTTAGAGCACGCGGTGAGGAAATGGTTCATGAGAAGCGAGGACGCACAACTTGTATTGGCGGGCATACATATTTGTTCAACAATCATTGTGTCCCATATGATAGTTTTGAGTTAACACTCATTTTTCAATCTGGGAAAGAGGGTGTGACCACTAATTTTACAATGTTGGTTACGCCTAGTCAGTTGTTGCGTTTACCTGATCAAGACTTATTGTTCGTTCAACTGCCCTCCGTGCCTCCTAAGAAAGACATTCGTGCATTATTTGCCAAGGAATCGTTCGAAGGTAGATTCGACGGAGAATACCTCTCGCGCCGTCCTGATGGAAGTCTATATAGACAACCACAGCGAGCGTTGCGTCGTGAGTCCAACTTCACGCATATTGATGTGGGAGCTGGTGTTCAGCTATTTTCTACTGTTTGGAAAAGTCATTCTGATGTATTTACCCAAATAGGAGATTGTGGTTCACTGCTCATTTCTATGTCTGCGATGGGACCAATGATCTTGGGAATCCATGTGCTTGGCGGTACTACTTCTTTGTGTATTGCCTTGTCCGTTCCTTCTGAGGTTCTTTATAGTCTGCCCGTAGAAGTTTATGACGATTGTCCGCCAACCTTGCAGGTTGGTGACTATTCTCAACAGTTGGTAGATCTGAATAAGAAAGCCACTGTGCGCTACATTAGTGAAGGCACAATGGTGGTCTATGGGTCTTTGGCTGGTTTTCGTGGAAAGATGAAATCGCGAGTCACTAAGACATATATGTGCGATTTGGCTGTTAGAGATGGATACCCCGTTGAAACCGCACCGCCAGTTATGAATTCGTGGGTGCCGTGGAGACGAGCAATGTTGGATATGGTTCGCCCGGTTTCCCACATCGATTTGGATCTCCTTACACACTGTGTTGATCACTTTACCCGAGATATTTTGTCTGGGCTATCTAAGAGTGATTTGCAAGAAGTGCACGTATACAGTTTGCAGGTTGCCATTAATGGCAAACCCGGATTGGCGTACGTGGACAAGATGCCTCGAAATACTAGTGCTGGATTTCCTTTTCGCAAGTCTAAGAAATTCTTCTTGAACGCTGTTGAAGCTGACGATGAATATCAACACCCTGTTGAGGTGCTGCCTGAAGTCGAGGAGGAAATGGATCGTATCATTCTTGGTTATGAGAGTGGTCGCCTATATGCGCCTGTTTTCACAGCATCTTTAAAGGATGAACCAACGTCACTAAAGAAGGTTGCAGAGGGAAAGACACGAGTCATTTGCGGAGCACCAATTCATTGGTCTCTTGTTGTCCGTATGTACCTTTTGCCTGTGATTCGCCTTATTCAGAAAAATCGCTTTCTATTTGAGGCTGGTCCAGGAACAATTGCGCAATCCACTGAATGGGATGACATCTATAAACATGTTACCCAATTTGGGGAGGATCGCATTGTTGCTGGGGACTACGGGAAATTTGACAAACGGATGCCAGCTAGTGTCATTTTGGCCGCCTTTCAGATAATCAAGAATATTCTTGTGGAAGCCGGCTGGGATGAAAAGAGCATGAAGGTTGTGGGAGGTATTGCTGAAGATACAGCATTTCCTACTATCGATTTCCACGGCGAATTGATTCGTTGTTACGGATCGAATCCATCAGGTCATCCCCTTACGGTCATCATCAACGGCTTGGCGAACAGCTTATATGTTCGCTATTGCTACGCCAAGAATCATCCACGTTTTACTTGTGAAGATTTTAAGTCTAATGTTGCATTGATGACATATGGAGATGACCTGATTATGGGTATATCCAAGAGCATTGATTGGTTTGACCACACTCGCATGCAGCAGACGCTCGGAGATATTGATATTGAGTTCACGATGGCTGATAAAACGGCTGAGAGTGTGCCTTTTATTCATATCCGAGATGCCACTTTTCTTCGTAGAAGTTGGCGATTTGAGCCTGAACTGGGAGTTCATGTCTGTCCCTTGGAGCACGCATCAATTGAGAAGATGCTCACTATGTGTGTCTCATCTAAGACAGTGAGTAAACAGTTGCAGGCTGTAGCAGTTTTGGATACCGCAGTTCAGGAGTACTTCTGGTATGGTCGTGAAGTGTTTGAGGAAAAGCGCGATCTATTTTCCTCATGGATTGAAGAACTCTCTCTGAGAGTTTATATGGATCGAGATTTGCCAACGTGGGAACAGTTGGTGAATAAATTTAAGGAGTGTTCCCGTTTGCGCGTGTAAAGCGCGTTTGGGCTCTGTAGTGCCCAACCCAAAACTACAGATGACTTCGGTCACCTGGTGTTAGGCTTAGCTCGCCTCCACCTTGTAAATCGTGCGTTCAAAAATTATGTGTCTGCACATCGTGGGATGTGCCAAAGTTGCGCTGCAAAACTAGATTTGCAGCAGTGCGTGGTTCACTCAGAACCACATACACATATCGTGTATCAGTCAGGACCCCTATCGTCCGTCTCGTTGCCACCATCGTCTCTAGAATTATCAAGGGATGTGGAATCAAGCGAGGAGGAAAGTGAAGCTGAGCTAGACATTCAAGTTCAAGCAGATTCGGCGGAATTTGTTATGAGCAACTCTGATGTGAGTGATGTGACAGAAGCCACTGTCGCTCAATTTTTGGATGAGACACCAGGTATGTCCTGGAGTCTTGGATCGTCTTCCAGTACCAATCTACAAGACATTCAACCGCACGTTGAACTGGCTAAATTTCTATCCCGACCAGTTTTGATTAATTCATTCACTTGGTCGCAAACTGACTCCTATGTCACCGCCGCAACTTTCAATCCATGGTACCTGTTTTTTAACAGTGCACCCATTAAAAATAAGTTGAACAATTACACGTTCATCAATTGCAAGTTAAAGGTTAAATTTGTAATCAATGCGTCGCCCTTTTATTATGGTGCGCTCCGATTTGCATATTCGCCCTTGCAAGCTCTCAACGGAAACACTATTGTTGCTGATGGAGCAGGTGAACTGATACCTTATTCCCAGAGACCCGGAGTGTGGATTTTCCCTCAAACGTGTTCTGGTGGTGAGATCACTCTACCCTTTTTCTATCATAAGAATTGGTTAGATATTACCTCAGCCACTGACACACAAGATATGGGACTATTTACGCCTTGTCTCTACTCTGCTTTGTCATCAGCTAATGGCATTACTGGCACCTCTGTGGTTGTCAATATATATGCCTGGGCAGAAGATGTTAAGCTACACGCCCCCACCACAAAACTTGCCTTGCAAGGTGATGAATTTGACTATAAACCTTCCCAAATCGCTTCGGCAGTTTCAAGCGCAGCGATGTCGCTCTCGCGGATTCCACTTATTGGACCGTACATGAAGGCGACATCTTCTGTTGCTGGAAGGATGTCTAAAGTGGCTTCGGCTATGGGATTCACTAATGTTCCAAATATGGATACAGTGGCCCCTTTTAAGCCCTATGCCTTTCCCCACAATACCTCGTGTGAAGTGTCTGTGCCGCAGGATAGAACTACGGTCGACCCTAAGAATGAGGTTACTATTGACCCACGAACTGTTGGATTGGATGGTCAAGACGAACTCGAACTAGCATATATTGCAGGGAGAGAGTCTTATATTGGGACTGCCGTAATGACCTCCAGTGATGCCGTAGATAAATTAACTCTGGGTGCTAATGTCACTCCAGCTCTGATTTTCTCCACAAACATTGCTGACACAACCAAACCAATACAGTTTACCCCCATGGGTTACGTTGCTGATATGTTTAAGTATTGGCGCGGGGATATCATTTTCCGTTTCAAGTTCATTTGTTCGCGTTTCCACAAGGGACGCGTGCGTATTACTTGGGACCCGAAAAACAACATCACCACCACGGTGCCTGATTATACAACCGTTTTCAACGAGGTTGTTGATATTGGTGCCGAGCAAGATATTGAGATAAGAGTCCCATATTCGCAAGCTACGACATTTTTGCCAATCTATACTAATAATGGCAATTACACTATGTCTGGTGCTACGATTACTCCCGATGGATATTCCAACGGGATCATCACCATGCGAGTCGTAAATCCTCTTTCTGGTCCTCAAGCGACGTCAAGCATTCCTGTCTTGGTTTTTGCTCGAGCAGCAGATAATATAGAGTTTTGCGTCCCGTATAACAGATTAGCTGCGAATGCAGAGTCTATGGGATCACAATATACGCCTTATGCGTTGCAATCCGGCGAGGTTGAATACCCTATCAACCCGCGACAAGTCATTGTAGGAAATAAACCTACCCAACCCGACCCGAATCGCTACCTAGTGCATTTTGGAGAGTCGATTAAATCTTTTCGACCATTGCTCCATAGAAATATGCGCCAATATCAGATTCAGTCTGCGCCATCTGTCACCACGTCCACATTGAACATGGTTAGGCATAAGACGTCTCGCCGACTTAAATATTTCGGTTACGTGTCAGATGCTTATTGGACAGCAAATAAGACGGTTGGAGTGGGGACTGCGAAATGTAATTTCGTTCGCACGTCTATTCCGCAATTGGTTTCGTTACTGTTTGTCGGTCAACGTGGCTCTATCACTCATACATTCAACATTGATGCTTCTGCAGCTGACTCAACCCAGAGTTGGTCCAATGTATCGTTGAGTAGATATGACGCTACTATCTCACCGACTACGCAATTTATCACTTATGACACTAACGCGTCTACGAGTGCAAATGCGCAATCAGTCGTTGCAATGCAATACCAAACTGACCCTTACAGTGGGGTCGCAATCACCGATCAACGGCTTCAGCCTGCGATCTCTGCCAACTTCCCGTATTATTCGAACTATAATTTCCAGTTCGTTAATCCGGCTTACGCCAATGCGGGAAGTGCTGTCGATGGTACGAATTCTGATAACATCATTCTGACCATGGTTCGAGGCAAATTTATTAATGCTACGAATCCGACAGTTATTAACGCATGGTCCGCGTATGGACCAGACTATAACTTCTTCTTCTTTCTGAACTGCCCTTCCTTGTATGGAATCGCACTTCCGACTGCTCCGTAGAAGTATACACACATGATTAGGAGTACTGACTCACGTTGGTGATTAGGTATATCCTTACAATAAAGTAGAGTGCCGCTCAATGCGGGTTGTATATGCTCTCTTTATCTGCCCCTATCGCTTCCGCGAGATGGGGATCTCTTTCTCTTGTATAAAAGGGAACTTGTGCTGAGGCGCAAGTCAACGATCCGATGCAGTCGGGCCCTTTCCCACCTACGTGGGTTTAAAGCTATTATCATAGATAAGCTTGTTCATTCAACCGCTTTTGCGGGCTAGTTTTTGTAACGAGCTTACGCTCGTGAAATTTTTTTATAGCATGAATTGCAAACTTTTACTGTGTAATGGCATGAGC